TAGCTGGTCGCGGCGGCATTTGTTGTCTGAGTGTCAGACTCAGTTCTGCGAGCCAGCTCAAGCGTTGCACCAAGCTGATCTATTGAAACGTTCGTGAGCTCATCAGTTGTTTCAAGCTCAGCCTTGATCTGAACGTGACGGCCCTGCACCACAGCAGCAACAAACTCAGCCCACGGCGAATAATCTGACTCAGACGGTGATGCCACCGTCGCTGTTCTCACATATGTCACCACATTGATCACATCAGACGTGGTGCCATCAAACAAGCCAGTGGCATCATCAAACAAGCCAGAACGAGCATCAAATAAGACGCCTGTTGTTTCAGTGGGAAAACTGACTATGCTCCGGCGCACAATGAAGTCAAACGTGCCACCAAGATCAAACGTATCTTGAAACTGGTACTCTGCCGCCCCATCAACTGCAAAGTACAAATCCTCGGCATAACCCAAGGCAACGTATGGGTCTGGCACTAGGTCAAGGTTGCCTGAGACAACACTGCAGTTCGTCTTCGTGCCGTTGAACGGCGTGCTCAAGTTGTGCTCTGCATAGGTTTTGACAACATGTCTTGAATCAGGCTGCGGCAATGCAACCTCAAACGCTGTTTCATTGACAGATCGGTTGCCCAAGAAATCCTCTGCCTTCAGGAAATACGTTCCAGCAAGCAGTGGCACCTGTTTTTGCGTTGATGCACCAGAAACGCCATCGACAATCCGATTGCTAGCGTTCCATTCAGCAGATGCCAGAGCCCGTGGATCGTGGCGAATGATGATACGACCACCAAGCTGCACATCTAACTCATCAACCTTTTTCCACGACAAGATCGCCAAAGTCTCAGTTGTTGGCGTAAGGCTCAGGTTGCGGATGTCGTTTGGTGCAGCGCCTAAACCCTGAACGGTGTAGTTCGCTAGAGCAGGCTTGCTGAACAGAATGTTGCTGCTGCTGATGCAGCTCACTTGAATCTGATAATTGCCCTTTTTGGCATCAAGGATGTCAAACGTTGTGCCCTGGACAATGACCTCAGTAAAGTTGTCATCCTCGTGGCGATAACGAACGCGGAACTTCTTAGTTGTTTGACCGCTCGGAACGCGCCAGTGCCATGTGATCTTGATGGCAACCTTGCCGTTGAAGACGAACTGCACCTCTTTGGTTGGCACCGTTCCACCAGGCGGGATAGTTTCTAAAACCTCAACATTTTCTGGCGGCTTAGGAATGATGTTCAGGTTGGTTGTGTCGCGAGTTTGCAGCGCCTCACCATCTTCAACAAACGCATACTTGCTGGCGTTATACGCAACAGCACTGATCGTGTAGAGCAGTCCCTCTTGCTCTTCAATCGACAACACGCGCCAAGTTGTTGGCTGGATGTCTGTTGCACCCGTGCCAAGCGTCTCTAAAACCCAAATGCTGTTGGCGTTTGGTGTGGCTGCAAAGTCACGGTCAACTGTGATGACGCCGTTAGTGATGTCAGTGACACGCAGTTTTTCGTCTGCAACTTCACCATCAACCGTTCCATCAGGCAAGATCACATAAAGGAACGAGCCATCAGCAAAAGTCAGATCTGTGTTGGCTGTGTCGTCAACAGTGATCGTGTTGCTGGTGGCAGATTTGATTCGTCCGCCTTTACGCGCACCAGAGATCACAGGGTCTGCAATCTGAATGATCTGCCCTGGGCGTACGGTCTGCCCTGCATCAAGGCTGCTAGTAAAGCTGACAACCTCCTTTTCGTACTTCTCGGAATACAGAATCCACTTGCCGATGCGTGCAGCTTGACCACGGCTGGTGCAAGCAAAGGCGCTGAACTCTTTACGCACCACGCCATATTTAGCGATGCCGTCGTGATCTTCAACGACCTCGTAGGCCGTATCTTGCAGATCAATATCTAGGTAGCTGACGACAACAACGGTGGGGCGAGTTTTCAGGCTGCTGCCGCTGTAGTTAAAGCCTTCTTCCGTCACGTTGGCATTGGTGAACAGATAAGCCGCATCCTTTGGCGCGTCCTGTTCAATCGTGAGACTGCCTGCTGCCCAGAAGCCTTGGCAACGCATGACCGACAACAGGTCATTGACTAGCTTGAAAGATTCCTCTGCTGTTTGAATCGTGGTGTTGCAGCTGAAGCGTGCCTCTTGACCGCCAAAGCCATCATCAACCAAGGCGTTTGCATATTTAGACGCTGCAAAAAACGCATACTTGTCGATCTGTGCGGTA